TCGGAATAATCCTTCTGGTAGGTTTCTACCCATGTCGGTATATGTTTCATTTTATTTCACCTTCATTGTATAGGATGTGATTGGGACAGAACTGGGATCAAGATATATCTTCCTCGACTTTATCAGATATTCTACATAAGCCTCTCTAAGCTCTATGTCGGTCAATCCTATCCACGTCTCAAAGAAATCCTTGTGCATCTCTCTGATCGTTTGTACGTCTTTTTTTGATATATCGCCCGTTTTTAACAATTCTGCGATAATTTTATCCGTTTTATGCGTATCTACACCGTAATACATGTTATACATCTTATTTCCCTCTTCGTTTCATAAAATAATGTGCTACAAAGGTTTTGATCTTAGGTAAGCCTAATTTCACCCTGAGCTCGTTTTCCATCCTGGTCGCAGGACACTCAATATGCGCAAATGCAAGATTGAACACCACAACCATGAGAGTAATCGCTGGAAATATACCCAGTAAACCCATGTACAACACAAACGTTGGTAATACTATGACGAAGGTAACTACATTAGCTACAATCACGACATAGTGTAATACAACTAGATAAAGGAGCTTCTTTTTCAACGCTGGACGCTCATGCACCATAGTGAAGTCCTCTTTATGCTTTATAGCTAGTTTTTCTTCTAATAATTTCTTAAACATTACTACTTACCCACTTAGTTATTAATGCGTCAAGTCTCTTTTGTTTTATCGCCCTTAAAATTGCAACGTCCCGTACATACTCATTAATAATCTGTACCCTAGCATCTGATCTAGCCTTAGCATTTTTAGTCCACTTAGGTAGACTCTTGATGTAAGTACTTCGATGAGCATACTTAGCTGCATTCTCTGAGCAGATTCGTGCCCTTTCTTTTACAGCATCGTCCTGCTTCTTGAAGAACTCCTGAGAATCAGTAGTCATCTACTTATCCTCCTGTCTAACCCATACATCATCAAATGGTACGGTAGGTAAGTCCTGAGCATTAGCTGCTGTAGGTCTTAATTTAATGTATAACTCTCGTCCAAACGTACATCGAGTATATAATTCCTGTGTAAATGTATTTGTAATATTCATATCTATTTACTCCTCTTATTATCTAGATATTATACCATAGGTAAGTCTAAGTTGTCAAGTACTTTCTCCTGAGTCTCCTGAGTATTGGTACAGCTATAATAGAGGAGAACCCATCTACAGATAACCTATACATGTTGTTATCGATATGTATAGAAAACAGTAATAACCTATACATGTTATTCTCCTTAGGTAAGTTTACTTTAACTATCTCCTTAGGTAAGTTTACTTTAGGTAAGTATTGTTTACTCTCTATCTCCTGGAACTCTTGCGATGTATAGAAGAGGCTCGATTAACTCTGGAGATAAGGAGGCCTTTAATCTGGCGTAAAATAGGGGACGTGGTGTACCCCTACCCATATGTAGTTGGAATGTTTGTGCCCCCCCCCCTGACTTACCTAGTGAACAACCCTCTCTAGCACTCCGGGTACTCCTGGAACTCGGGAGACATGACATCGTAACGCTGGAGACTCTGGAGACGCAGGAGCAGGGCTCTATGACCCGTGTACTTGAGGTATGTCCCTTTTATACAGGGTAATGGTAGTGATTTGGGGCATGATTGAGGTGATCTCGTTAGAGATGAGGCATATGAGGGAGGGAATAGGTAGTTAGATCTGATCCATGTGTAGTAGGATGGTGCGTAGTGCACTGTTGTAGATACGCCAGTCAGTATCATGTATCCAGGTGCCTGTACTAGGTGTATATTGAGGGATGACAGGTGATAGAGTAGGGGCTAGCTCTATGGCTAACCTATCCCACTCACTGTCTGTGATGTAGCTACGGTTGAATAACTCATAGCTAGCGGTGTATGCTAGGAAGAGCCTAGCCTCTCTAGTAATAATAATCATTATGATAGCAGATCAAGTCTTATATTATTATCTATGATAGCATTACGTAATATAGCTAGTGCTATCTCAACACCTTGATAATGATCTTCTGTTAACCTATGGACTGTAATATGCTCAAAGCCATCGTGGTAGCCGTAACTGCCTACATAATAATCTTCAAACTTATTGAGCTTCAGGAGTACCTCATCGATAGTGAAGTACATATCTTTAGCTTGTAATGCAACCTTCATACTCTCCTCATTCTCAGTACCTAGGTAATTACCAGCAGGATCTATTTCATTCATGTCATACTCTATTGTTACTTTACTCATCTTATTCTAGTCCTCTTTAGTGATAATATAATAATATTAATTACAGGTATCAATTATCTTGGGAGTAGCATATTTCATCTCAACCTCGATATTACCGTCGTCATCATAACCAATATCTGCATCTAGTGGTAACCATCCCCAATTCTTTAAAGATTCTTTATCTGCATCGGTTAGGTCAGTATTAGCGTCATCATCAATATTAATAGGATTACCATCAATATCTACGAAGATAGGAGCATCAGGATCTATGTCCCAGAAAATATCACTACTAGCATCTGGGATAGTATCAGTAGTTCTATCAATATATAAATCTACATCTACATCAGTGTTATTAATTGTATCCCAAGCTTGTCCGATATCACAATCACAATAAAATATATCGTCCCCAGAACCTTCCTCGATCCCGGAGTTGTGACATATATCGCAGATATCAAAGTCGCCTGTAACGGAGTAATCGCTATCGTCTATGGGAATAATATCCCCCTGAGCTGCCCAGTCGTCTATTGTTATACGCTTCTGATTATTATTAATAGTCATAATATTAAACCCTCCGTGAGTCTAGCCACTTCTCATACTCTTCTACATGATCTTCATATGCTTGTTTAGCATCTTGGTCAATCATCTGAGCCTCGTAGATACATCTCTGTTGTCCTGAGAACTTATCATCAATAAAGCCATCTTTCTCAAGAGTCTCTGAGTATAAGCGTCTAAACTTCGGACACTCAAGCTCTACTGATAGATGCACAGCTTTTAAGGTGTTTACTGCCTTCTCAAGTGCTATGATCCTAGCTTCATTAACAAAATAATCTTTCTTCGTACCAACACTAAAAGTAGTAGTACCATCCTGTGAAGCATGCCTGATAGCTGCCTGTGTATATCTAATTGCTTCTTCTAATCCTATAGTCATTATTCTATACCTCTCTCACGGTTTAATTCACCCTTGAGTGCTCCAGTTTCCTCAATTAATGATCTAATCAACTTAATATTAATCGGATCTTCAAGGAACAACTTACTGATTTTACTCCCTAATACTAGTATCTCTTCTACTAGGTCGTCTTCTCTTATTACGACTGCCATTATCTTATCTCCTACCTTTCTTCTTACTATTATCATCAACTAAACCGGTTCTAAATGTCCTAACTTTACCGTCTCTAGCATCTCTTAAGCCTTGTCGTATTGACGCTATGGCTTCCTTGACCTCTGCGATCGCCTCATCCTTAAGTGAGGGCTTTCTGTGGTGTGCGAAGAAGCCTGGTATGCCCCGTAGTAATCCATCGGTATCAAACTTAGATACTCTCTCTACTACTAACTTGTTGATACTACTAGCTAATTCTTTACCTCGTAGTAGGAGCGGCTCATTATGTGCTTCAGTAGGGAAAGTATGATGTAACAAACGTACAACAGCTATCTCTTTCTTAGCTAACTCTCTGAGCTCTGGCGTCTCTTTCAGCTCTACAATGTCTCTAGAGTCTAGACTTACCTGCTTAATCTTGTAGGTATACTTAGTTCCCCTAAGCCAATTGACGTGGAACTCTAGGGACTCTTGAGCTTCGGAGTGCTTCGGGTAGAATCCTACACCTATGGCATCTTCAGTCTTCTTGTCATATACAACTAATGCATATACTGTGAAGACTGTCGGAGTGGCTTTAATGTACCTCTCCAACCTGTCTACATAGTTTGTCATATCTACTTACTCCCCTTCTTAGTCTTGGTCGTCAGTGCAGCTTTCTTGCGTGACACTGTGGCTCGGCTTGTATTATCAGCGCCGAGCTCTATGAGCTTAGCCCCAAGCTTTGATACTAAACCACCAATCTTAACGATTAAACGCGTCAGAAGGCTCTTAGTGCTGTCTAACAGCTTAATTAGTAATGCTTTCATGTCTATTTCTCCTCAATATCTAATAATTGGTCATATATGTCGCTTAGATGCACATCTAGTGCTTTAGCGTTCTCGCTGTCTACTACTAACTTGATTATCAGTAATCCTACGATAACCAACAATACTACTAGTATTAATGTTTCTATTATAATCACTTCCAAATACCTCTTGATTTTAATATATTGTTTAGCTTAGCAACCTCAGATTCTAAAGCTGCCAAACTCCCTAGTGTTTCGATCTCAAGCTCTGCAATGCGGAACTCTAGCTCTTCTAGCTTACGTTTACTTATAAACATCTATTTAATACCTCTCATTGTATTACAAGCATATGCTTTCGCAGGTTTATGTGCTTTTACAGGTTTCTCAGCTTGCATCTTATCGACAATCGCCCCACCTATATGTATTGTTGCAACTACAAGTGAAAATAAAATAACTACATTTACTAACCCTACTACAACGATTCCTATTAATACTAACATCTTTCCTACCTCTCTGTTATTCCTAACTCTATATAACTATTATAGCACACTATTCTAATATGTCAAGCATTACCCTAAAATAAAAATAATGTTTGCCAGCAAGTGCTCTGGAATAACCTATTACTTGCCTCCACGCTTATATAATACCTTCAGCTCACCTTGAACCTCGCTACGTACAGCCTTCAATTCATCGATAAGACATGCTAACTTAAAGTCAACGTTATCTAAACGAGCTTTCGGACTAGGATACTTACCTACACTGTTTACTTCGATTATCTGTCCCAGTAAGTATTGGCTATCCCGTAATAGCTCACGATGTACCTTCGCTTGTTCTTGCGTATTGATTGTCGTCATATCTCTATACCTCTCTTTTATATCTGTTGTTTATAGGTTTCTCTTATCTCTAGGTATTCTACCATCTCTTTCTTGCTGTGTCAAGAGGTTTAGTACTCGTGAGTCTCTATAGTCTATAAGAGACTCTTGTAAGAGTATATAGAGTAGTAATAATAAGTAGCTCTATAGAACTCTTAAGAGCTCTAGGTACTCTATAGACTCTAGAGACTCCCCGTGCTTAGCTTTATTATACCATACTATTAACAATCTGTCAAGCAGGATGTTCGAATAACCTATATATCTATTAAATACTTGACTTATAGATATACTATGCTATAATAGCAATATGATTAGGAGGTAACTATCATGAATATATTAAAACGAATATTTAAAATAAGAGAGACCATACATTTAGATATTAAACGTGTTATTACAATGAAAAGTTTAGATACGGTTATCGAGAAACTGGAAAACGCTAACCCATTACAGGATATTGTCTTGCATATATCTAGTGGTGGTGGTAGTTGTGCTTCAATGTATAGGTTAATGCTAGCGTTGAGATACACTAAAGCTACAGTACGTGCGAAGGTACGTGGTGATGCTTGTAGTGCGGCTGCTATGATCATGACCCAAGTAGAGAGTGTAGATATAGCTGATGATGCATCTATTATGTTTCATTATCCTAGAATAACATATCCGGATAACTCTGTCTGTATTATCGACCCTAGTGAAGTAGTAGCTGGTGAACGTGGTGGTGATATTCCATTCTTCCATGCAACGTTTGTCGCTTTAACCACTAAAGGGTTATTAACCACTGATGAGTTCTTTCAACTAAGTAACAAGAAGGATGTATACATCACGGGTTCAGAATATAATAAACGTAAGGAGGTAGCATAATGTTTACCAAGAAGACATATAGAACTAAGGCACAGCTTAAGACATCAGTTGGACTATTAGCTGAGATATATGATATAATGACAGAGTTGGCAGTCTTTATCGCCAACTACTGTTTCTGGTTCGGGATACTGTTCCTGACAGGATTATTATACTATGGGATTATAAAACTAGCAATGATGTTAGTGGGAGTTGGAATATGAAAGTTACAATGAGAGGCGCAGCTGAGCTTATGAAGGCAAGCTGGAAGTTTAGAAATGTTAAGGACGGCGTATGGGTATTTGGCTCAGCCAGGACTTTACCGGGTACACCTGCATTTGAGGCGGCTCGTAAGTTTGGCTACCTAGTAGCTGCGGAAGGTGTTCCTATATTGACAGGGGCAGGACCAGGAATTATGGAAGCTGCTGCGAAAGGTGCGTATGAGAATGGCGGCGTAACTATGGGGCTGGCAATTGACCTACCTATGGAACAGCGCATTCCACCTTATCACACACATGTCCTTGAATTTAAATACTTTTTCACCCGCAAGTTAAGCGGTGTACAAAAAGCTAAGGCGTTCGTAGCCTTCGAAGGCGGATTTGGGACTATCGATGAGGTGTTTGAAGTAGTGACATTGATGCAATGTGGTAAGACATCGAAGCGACCAGTCGTACTGGTAGGACGGGACTACTGGTCAGGGTTGTTGAAGTGGGTAGAAGACAGTATGTTATTCGCAGGTAACATTGGAAGTAAGGATCTTGAGCTTATCACATTAGTTGATACAGCTGAGGAAGCCATGAAAGTAATAGAAGAGGTAAAATAAGATGACTATAAATGTACACAACGAAATGAACGCGTTGATGGAGATCTTGACCGATACAGAGATGAAACCATTAGAGAAGAACTACAAAGCTACAAAGTGGTTGACTAACTTACAACGCTCGGTTAATACTGGTAAGGCGGTTTGGACACCTAAAATACCATTAACACCAATTACGTTCATACCTTGGGGAGGCACAACACTGAAAAACGACGACGTAGATCTAGGAGGTTCATAGATGAGAAATAGAATGATGAGAGGGGAACGAGTGGCTAGGATTATCATCGTGCATCATCCAGACGAGCATGGTGACACTTATGAGTCAGTCATAGAGACAGAAGACCTTAAACCTAACCAGGTTATTAAGAGAACGATTAAACTACTGAAGAGCATATACAAACGAAAAAACGTATTTGCTCCAGTAGAATTGAAAGGAGTAAACCGATGACTATAACAAGAGTGTTTGAAGATGTAGGCCAGGACCTATACTACCTATATGTGTCGACTGACACGTTCGGCGACCTATTCGGTGTAGATGTAGCCGGTAAGGTTGGCCATAGTAGGGATGGGCTGACGGAGCTTCGTAACCTACTAAGCGGTATGCAAGAACATGACGTGAGTATTGATGAGGTTATAGGAGCTATTGATGGGTTTAAAGTGAGACGAGATCAGCCTGAACTAGTGGATGGGATTAGACATGGATAAGAAAGAAAGAGTATGGGAATATCATGCGCACTTACTAGCTCATCAGGAATGGCTACGTAACGTAGAGTGGAAGCCTGGAGTCGGTAATGGATTACGTGATGACATACAGGCAAATAATAGGCATGATAGACCTACTACTGTGGTCTATGATCCTGATATTCTAGGAGGAACTGATTGGCCTAAAGGCATGCCACGTGCAAGTCGTTGATTAATAAGGATTCTTAGCTAACAAATAAATTTGCATTATCTGGAAAGTGTGCTATACTTAATAATGAAGGACGAGGAAAGAGTAGTAGGGATGTTGTGTTGTTAGTAGATGGAAGCATTGAAAACAGTCCAGGCCTAGACGCCGCATCTCGAGACTCAAAAGTACCGCCTTCCAGGGAATTTGAAGAAAGACGTAAGTAGGTAAGAAGAGAGAGAGAGGTAAATAAGATGAGTAACTGGGAACAACTATATAATGAGGCTGTATTAAAAGGCTTTAGTTATGATGAGATCTATGAAACTGATCTAGAAGGTCTAGGTGACCTAGAACAGGACTACGATGACGCTGGTATGAAGCCAGAAGATTTTGCTTAAGAAGGAGATATATAATGAGACGTACAAAAAGAAAATCTAGACGACAGTTGAGAAGAGAACGGTACAATCGAGTACACAAGCTAGCTAAGCTTATACTATTTATTTTACAACTAGGACTGACAATCGCGATAACCGCAGCATTCCTAACAAACACGTTGATAGCACTGCTACCGCTGTTTGTAGTAAAAGAAGTTTTGTACTACCTAGGGTTGAACACTGTAGCATATCTGCTAGAGAACGTGTTTAACTATGGCCACCAACATGAGGTTCTATAAGATGTTGACATTTATATTTTGGGCAGGAATCTGCATAACAGGGGGCGCATTAATGTATGTGTTCCTTGTTGAGAGGAGAAAGCTTGACAATACGAAGAAAGACGTGCTATAATTCATAGAAAGAGGGCAGGGAGATGAAATACAAACAACCTATAACAAAACAGGCGGAAGCATTAGATGCCGTAAGAGCATACTTCCGTGTCAATCGAGCCAGCGGATCAGCTATTGCGTTCCATCCATTACGAGATGCACATGGTGAACCAGATTGGGTAAGCTTGACGAACAGAGTGTTAGAGGGCTTCAATAGCAGCTCATTGTTTGAGAAGAGCATTGATACTAACTATATCGAGGAGGATATCCTACTGAAGACAGTAGAGTTTTCTTATAAAGATCAGTATAACACAGGAGAAAGGAAATGAGTACATACAAACCAGTACCACACATTCACGATGAGTTCGTGACTAAGGTCCAAGACGGCGAGGAGATTGTTAACGACATCTTCGACGAAGAGGACGCAGACGAGTTACAAGTATTCAGTACTCCTAAAGGAGGCGTAACGCATAACATCTACCTAGGTACATCGGTCTTGTCATCTGATAAGTATTATAAACTATTTAATACATTAGCAGCTGCTGGTCCGGATGATGATTTTCGGGTTCATCTAAACAACTATGGTGGGTATGTCTCAGGAGGCACACAGCTGATGAATTCACTGCGTAGCACGAAAGGACACGTTAAGATGATCGTAGCCGGTCCTGTGTATAGCATGGCTTCTCTACTCGCAATCTGCGTAGAGGATGTCGAGATACATGACCATACCTTCCTTATGTTCCATGATTACAGTGGTGGCAGCGTTGGTAAGGGTGCTGAAATGATTCGAAGTGTTATTAGTTATAAAGCATACTTTGAGCAGGTGCTTAAGGATGTTGGTAAGGACTTCCTCACGAAGAAGGAGATTACAGACCTATATCATGGTGTCGATCTCTACGTAACAGCTGAGGATGCCAGAAAACGACTAGTGGCGAGAGCTAAGAAACGTAAAACAGGGGCAAAAAAATGATGTACCTAAGATGTCCATGTTGCGATAAGTCGCTCAGTGAGTACGAAAGGTTCAGCTTTAATGATAATGATGGCTGGTGCAACGAATGCATCAGCGTCTCAGCTCAGGACGTTAGAGATTGGGAAGAATTACAGATCGAAAAGAGAGGTAGAGAAGATGAAGGTTAATGAAGATTTAAAAAGCATGCTCACAGAGTATGTAGACGTATTAAAGTACCCTATGATTAGTAGGGGTGACATTAAAGAGAAGTTTGGACCTTTCTGGATCAACCAGATCGGCCTAGATGTCTTGGAGGAACTTGTTAAGAATGAGATCGTTCGACAAGAGAAGGTGTAATAGAGGCTTAGGATTGTTCAATGATAACAACGAACTCCTTAATAAAGCCATACGTTATCTAGGAGGATAGTGATATCGCAAATTATGTTGGGAAAGAAGACTGTGGTGCTTGCTCGGGCAGGCGCACAGTATCACGTTACGATGATGGATCAAGCTTTTGCTTCCATGCATCTTGTAACAATGTAGAAGCTGCGGATGCAGACTACGAAGAGGTTAAAGTATCAGATGATGATAAGCCTACTAAAGCTTTTAGACAGCTAGTAGGTGAGCATAGACCCTTAGGTGCACGTAAGATCAGCCAAGCTACTTGCGAGAAGTTTGACTACCAGATGGGGAGCCTATTTGGGAAGCCTTGTCATATTATCAACCATAAGGATAAGAATCGTAGGATCATAGCTCAGAAGTACAGGTTTCAGGATAAGAAGATGTTCTGGCAGGGTGATAGTAAGAATGCTAACTTATTTGGTAAGCACTTGTGGAAGCCTAATGAGAAGCTGAGCATTGTAATCACTGAAGGGGAGCTTGATGCCTTAAGCGTAGGGGAGATACAAGACTGTAAATGGCCTGTCGTTTCGCTACTTAAAGGTGCAGGATCAGCTAAGAAGGTATTACAGGAAGAAATGGAGTGGTTATCGGGATTTAAGGACGTTGTTCTCTTCCTAGATAACGACGAGGCTGGTAGGAAGTCCGTAGAGGCTTGTGTAGGGCTATTTCAACCCGGTAAGGTACGTATAGTTCATATTGATATGAAAGACGCTAGCGACATGCTAGTGGCCGGTCAGACGAAAGAACTTCAACAGGCTATTTGGAATGCTGAGGAGTATCGTCCGGATGGCATCATTCGTACTAAAGACGTATCCATCGAGAAGCTATTAGAACCTGAGAAGCGTGGCTTTAGTATGCCATACCCAGAACTGAACAGTATGACAAGAGGTTTACACAAAGAACGCCTAGTATTAGTAGCTGCTGCCCCAGGAACAGGAAAGAGTAGTCTCTTTAAAGAGGTTGGCTTACATCTGGCAGTGAAACATGGTCTGAAAGTAGGTAATATCTTCTTAGAAGAAAGTACTAAGCAGAGCGTATTGTCTTATATAGCATTAGATAACAACGTTCCTTACTTCCGCCTAGCTGAAGATCCGAGTATAGTACCACATGATAAGTTTATTGAGAGTTATAATAAGCTTAATAACATGTACTATTATGATCACTTCGGTAGTATGTCAACAGGGAACCTATTACGTAAGATTGAGTACCTAACCGTAGCATCTGAAGTAGATTTCATACTCTTGGATCACATTAGTATCGTAATCTCTGGGCAGAAGTCCAGTAGGGAAGGCGAACGGAAGGATTTAGACATCCTGATGACTGAATTACGCTCCCTAATACAACGAACTGGTGTAGGTATCATGGCTATTGTCCATATTAAACGTAGGAATGACTCGGAAGCCGCTGAAGGCGGTAAACTGAGACTAAGCGACCTTCGTGGCTCTGCTTCACTAGAGCAGCTTAGCGACTTCGTATTAGGCTTAGAGCGAGATCAGCAGGGAGACGACAAGGCGACTATGCGTTTGAGAGTGCTTAAAAATAGGCTCACAGGTAAGACCGGAGAGGCTGACTTAATAGAATACAACCTAACAACTGGTCGGTTGAACCTGAAAGAGGAGTTATTTTAAAATGAAACACTTTAGATTATATATGCAGAAGTATATCACATGGGAAATTACCTCGATTACTATTAATACGGTAGTAATCTGGGCATTTACTGGGTCATTCATGCTAGCTAGCGGGATTATCATGGCTTCCCTTATACCTAGAGCAATTGCCTATCAAGTACACGAAAGATTATATAAGGCTAGACACAAGAAGCTCGACAAAGGGAGGAACTCAAAATGAAAATGGTAATAGATTTAGAGACAGACAATCTACTAGACAAGCTGACTAAGGTACATTGTCTTGGTATCTACTGCATCGAGCAAGAGAAACAGCTTATCTACGCAGATCAACCAGGTCAAACACCAATTCAGGTTGGTATTGATCTCATTAAGGACAGCTGTAGCTTAGCTATTATGCACAATGGTGTAGCCTTTGACAACGAAGTGTTCAAGAAGCTATACAACCTAGATTTAACAGGTAAGATCTATGATACATTCCTAATGTCTCAACTCTATATGCCTGATGAGCAGTCACATAGCCTGATGGCGTGGGGAAAGCGTCTAGGTTTTGAGAAAATAGACTATAAAGGTGGGTTTGAGAGCTGGTCACTAGAAATGCAAACTTATTGCGAAGTAGATACCCAGGTTACCGCGAAACTATACAATTCTATACTTTCAAGGAAATTAATGCCAGACGCGGAGGCTTTAGAGATGGAGTTAGCCCCTGTTTGTCAACATATAACAGATAGTGGCTTCGCATTTGATAAAGAGAAGGCTGTAGATCTATATGCAACGTTCACTGAGACCCGTAAGGAGCTTGGTGATAAGCTACGTGACAGGTTCGGCATCTGGTATGCGGACTTAGGGATGTTTATACCTAAGGTTAACAGACCAAAAGACGGTGTGACGAAAGGAGTTCCGTATACCAAGATCAAGTTAATAGAATTTAACCCCACATCTAGGGCACATATCCGTAATAGACTAAGTAAGCTATACAGTTGGACAGCTACGGAGTTTACTGAAAAAGGACTCCCGAAACTAGATGATAGTATTCTAAACAAACTTCCCTACCCTGAAGCGAAGGCTCTCGGTAACTACATGCTTATGAGCAAACGTATCGGACAACTAGCTGAGGGAGCAAACGCCTGGCTTAAGTTGTTAGGAGACGATGGAAGGATGCACGGTAGGATCAAGCAGAACGGAACGATTACAGGACGTTCATCACATTTCTATCCTAACTTAGCTCAAGTACCTAGTACTGAAGCACTTTATGGCAAGGAATGTCGTGAACTATTTACAGTTTCACCGGGGTTCAGGTTAATTGGCTGTGATGCAGAGGGCTTAGAATTAAGATGTCTTGCTGGTTATATGTCTAACTGGGATAAGGGATCATATAGACATGAGCTCCTAAGTGGAGATATTCATCAGATGAATGCTGACTTACTCCAGCTCCCACGTGCGAAAGCTAAGACGTTTGTGTATGCTATGATTTACGGTGCTGGATTCGAGAAGCTAGGACTAACAGTAATAGGCAAGAAGTCACCCAGCGAGTGTCGTAGAGCCGGTAAGCAGTACAGAGAGCGGTTAGAAGGTGGATTACCAGCTTTGAAGGAATTAACTGACGCCGTATGCGAGAAGTATAGCCGAGTTGGGTATCTAAAGGGGCTAGACGGCCGTAGAATCACACCTAGAGCCGAGCATTCAGCTCTTAACACGCTCTTACAGAGTGCTGGTGCTATTATAATGAAGAAGGCTACGTGTTTATTATATATCTCACTAGTAGACTCTAAGTATACTCCTGGGAAAGATTTTAAACTAGTAGCATGGGTGCACGATGAATGGCAGATAGAGGCCAGACCAGAGGTAGCCGAACATATAGGTAAGCTAGCCAGTAAAGCGATTGTAGACGCTGGTAAGTATTTTAAGTTCCCTTGTCCGATGGCAGGTTCATACACGATAGGGGATAATTGGAAGGATACACACTAGGTTGCAAGTAGCAGAATAGTGTGGTATTATATATAAATAAGTTAGAGAGGAAGTAAATAAATGAGTATGTTTGAGAAGTTTAAAGGTAAAGCAATGTGGGCAGCGGTACAAACCCCTAACACAAAGTTTGATCCACGCTGGTGCGTCGACCTGATTGTTGAAGGTGACGAGATAACACGAGCTAAGAAAATAGGCCTGAAAGTACATGAAAAGAACGGGGACAGTATTCTTAAGTTCACCCGGAAAGTACAGCGCAAGGATGGTACAGAGAATAGACAACCTATTGTTGTTGATGCCTCAACTAACCCAACGGATGCCATGATTGGTAACGGCTCGGTTGTTAATGTGCAAGTACGACCTTTCACTTATAAGAATAGACAGACTGGTGAGAGCATGACGAGTGCAGACTTACATGCCATCCAAATCTTAGAGCTTGTAGAGTTCGGCGAAGGCGTTAGCTTCGATATAGAAGACGGCTTTGTAGACGAATTGAAGAGCAGTAAGGTAGAAGATGATAGCACAGGCGACTCATTAGAATTTTAAGATTGATTAGAGAGGGTAGATTATGAGTAAATTATTAGCAAGATTAAAGACAGAGTTTGGAAACGACATCATTGAAGAAATGTCAATGAGTGACTACCTAGCTCTAGCTAAGAAAGATTCGACGGTTTATAGTAGTGCAGCTGAGAGGTTACTCAAAGCAATTGGCCCTGCTAAAATCTTGGAGACTAGAAACGATCCTAGATTAGGACGTATCTTTTCTAACCAACCAATTGAAACATTCAAACCTTTCGAGGACTTCTATGGTATGGAGAAGACTATCTTACAGATTGTAGGCTTCTTACGACATGCGGCGCAAGGGTTAGAAGAAAAGAAACAAATACTATACCTCCTAGGTCCAGTCGGAGGAGGCAAATCCTCCTTGGCTGACCGCTTAAAGCATTTAATGGAGAAAGAGCCATTCTATGCGATAAAGGATTCACCAGTTTTTGAGTCACCTTTAGGCTTCTTTGACGCAAATGATGCAAAGGAACTGGGCGTTCCCAGTAGATACTTGTCGGGTCATCCGTCACCATGGGCAATCAAGCGTTTAAGAGAAGCGAAAGGCGATTTATCTAAGTTAAAAGTAGTAAAGCTATACCCTAATGCACTCAAACAAATTGCTGTGTCTCGTACAGAGCCAGGCGATGAGAACAACCAGGACATATCAGCTTTAGTAGGTAAACTAGACATCCGTAAGCTAGAAGACTATGCGCAGCATGATGCTGACGCTTATAGTTACAGCGGTGGGCTATGTTTAGGTAACCGAGGCATGTTAGAGTTTGTGGAGATGTTTAAGGCTCCGATTAAAACACTACATCCACTGCTTACTGCTACCCAAGAAGGGTTCTATAACGGAACGGAAGCAATCAGCGCGATCCCATTTGATGGTCTCGTAGTTGCTCACTCCAATGAATCAGAATGGGAAGCCTTTAAGAACAACCAAAAGAATGAGGCGTTTGTTGATAGGGTTAATATGATTAGGGTTCCTTACTGTCTGCGTAAGACAGAAGAAGTTTCAATCTATAGAAAACTATTAGATGGCAGTTCATTAGGGGATGCACCTTGTGCACCACGTACGCTAGAGACACTTGCAGAGTTCTGTGTATTGTCCAGGTTGGTACGACCAGAGAACAGCGATCTATTCGCTAAAATGAAGATTTATGACGGTGAGAACCTTAAAAACAAGGTTAAGTCATCTAAGAGTGTCGCGGAATTTACGAAGACCGCAGGACCTCTTGAAGGTTTTAGTGGAATCTCTACGAGGTTCGCGTTTAAAATACTATCTAAGACATTTAATAGTATTCCCAATGAGATTGGTGCAGATCCTACCCTCCTATTTAGCACCTTAGCGGAGAGCATTCGACTCGAGCAATTTCAAGAGGAAACTATGGATAGTTACTTGGAAGTGCACGCGCACCTTGTAGAGGAGTACACTAAATTTTTAGACAGGGAGATCAAGAAAGCGTACCTAGAGTCATATAGTGACTATGGTCAGAACATCTTTGATCGTTATATTAAATATGCAGAGTTTTGGTTAGATGATGAGGACTATCGTGATGAAGATAGTGGGGCATTGTTTGATTTAGAGCTATTAAACACTAAGCTGGCTGAGATTGAAAAGCCTGCGGGGGTTAGTAATGAGAAAGATTTCCGTAATGAAATCGTTAAGTACTGTCTTAAGTACAGGGCTTCTCATAAAGGTGATAACCCTACTTGGTCAAGTTACGCTAAGATGCGTGAAGTGATTGAGAAGAAGATCTTTACGAGCACTGACGAGTTGATCCCTATTATTTCATTCTCGGCCAAGGCTACGGAAGGGGACAAGAAGAAACATAGTGCGTTTGTTAAGCGAATGATTGGGAACGGGTACACAGAGAAGCAAGTGCGACGAGTGTGTGAGTTCTATCTAATGGCTAAGCAGAACGGATAACATTAAACTAGGGGTAGGAAGATGAATATCATAGATAGCCGCAAAGGCGGTAGTAGAAGCGCGGACAGGAACCGTAAGAAGTTCCTAAGACGCAACAAGAAAGCAATTAAGAAGGCCGTACAGGATGCTATCCAAGATTCTACGATAGCTGATGTCGGTAAGGGTGAAGTTGACGTGAACCTCGGTCGAGGCACAGACGAGCCTATGTTCAACCACCGTCCAGGCACAGGGGTTACCGATCAGGTACATCCCGGTAACGATCGATTCACAAGCGGTGATCAAGTTCCTCGCCCACAAGGTGGTCAGGGACAAGGTCCAGGGCAAGCCGGTAATAGTGGTGAAGGAGAAGACGAGTTTGTCTTCAGACTCTCATCTGAGGAATTCATGGATTATTTCATGGAAGATCTAGCTTTACCTAACTTAGCTAAGAAACAGCTTAGTGTCATCGAATCATTCAAGAAACAGAAGGCAGGCTTTAGCAATGAAGGATCACCTGGCTCTCTGAGTATCAACCGAACATTCAAGAATGCAGTAGGACGCCGTATTGGCCAAGCTGCTGCTGTTAGAAAACAAATCAAAGAACTAGAAGCTAAAGATCCTCGGACAGAAGAGGAAGAGAAGAAGCTTTTGTTTTTGCGAAAAAAAATCCGGAATCTGAGATTTATTGATGACCTGGACATTCGCTATGTGAGAACCGAGACCATCCCCGAAACTAAGGTGAACGCTGTGATGTTTTGCCTAATGGATGTGTCATACTCCATGGACGAAGAGCGTAAGGACTTAGCTAAACGATTCTATGTTCTATTACATATGTTCCTCCAGAGATTCTATAACAAGGTAGATGTAGTGTTCGTAAGACATACACACGTTGCGTCTGAGGTCTCTGAACAAGAGTTCTTCCACGGCAAAGAGACTGGCGGCACAGTGGTGTCTACAGGGGTTGACTTGATCCGTAAGATTATCGATGAGAGATATCCAGAGAATGCGTGGAATATGTACTGCGCACAGGCCTCTGATGGAGATAACTTCGAGAACGATGAGAATGCATTACGTGAGAGCCTTCATAAACTAATACCTAAGCTACAGTACTATGCTTATATAGATATCTTAGCGAACAAGTATTTTGGTATGTCAGGTGAGCCTTCTGAGTTATGGGGTTACTACGACGAGTTCTCCGATCAATACGATCACTTTGAGAGAGCTGCGATTCAAGGGTCAGAAGATATTTGGCCGGTATTCAGAGCATTATTCAAGAAGGGGGAGAAGTAAGATGGGTAAGCCACTATATACAGATAATGAATGGAGCTTTGACGCACTAGAGAGAGTGTGGGATAAGATTGAAGAGATTGCTGAGGACAAGTACGACTTAACGTACTTCCCTGCTCAGTTTGAGATGATACCTTACGAAAGAATGCTTAATGTCTATGCGACTGCTGGTCTCCCTAACATGTATCATCACTGGAGTCACGGGAAGTCATTCGTACAACACGAGAAGGGATATTTAGCAGGTCAAGAGAACTTAGCGTACGAGGTAGTTATTAATACTAACCCCTCTATTGCATACCTGATGGACAGTAATACTATGACGATGCAGACGCTAGTTATGGCCCATGCTTCTGTAGGTCACTCAAGTTTCTTTAAGCACAACAAGTTATTCCAAGAGCATACTGATCCTTCTAGTATTCTAGGGTTTCTAGAGTATGGTAAGGAGTACATGAAGCAGTGTGAGTTTAAATATGGGGAGGCGGAAGTCGAAAGAGTGCTAGATGCAGCACACGCCTTGAGGTTCTATGCGATTGATCGTTACAAGAAGCCTCAGATCTCACGTAAGAAGCGTATGGAGAAAATGAGAGCTCAGAATAAAGAAACACAACAGTCTTTTAATCATGACCATTTCCAGATTAATAGTACGACCAGGAAAGAGCTTAAGTTTAAGAAGAGACCTCAATTACGTGAAGAGAATATACTCCGATACATTATGGATAACTCTCCTAACCTACCAGCGTGGAAGCGTGAGGTGTTACGTATCGTGTGTGAAATCAATCAGTATCTATATCCACAAATGCACACACAGGTTATGAATGAAGGTTGGGCGTGCTTCTGGCATTATCACATCATGAATGATTTAGAAGACGGTGGTCATCTACCTGAAGGAGCTATGTTTGAGTTCCTAGCATCACATACTGGTGTGGTAGCTCAACCGGCTTATAACAGCCCGTACTACTCAGGAATCAACGTCTACGCCCTAGGGTTCAACATCATGATGGACATTAAACGTATCTGTCAAGATCCTACGGACGAAGATCGTGAATGGTTCCCTGATATTGCAGGTAAAGACTGGCTACCAGTTATGAAAGAGATTGTCCAATTGTTTCGAGACGATTCATTCATCCAAACATATCTGTCTCCTAAGGTTATGAGAGACATGGGACTATTTAATGTTTTAGATCATATCGAAGATGAGGAGCATTTAACTGTAACGTATATCCACGATGATGAAGGTTACAAAGCTGTGAGACAGAAACTTTCAGAGCAGTATACCTTCTCTAATAACATCCCTGATATGTATGTGACAGGCCATGATATGCAAGGAGGCAGAGAACTAAGTATTACCCATAAAGAACGGAATTATATAGGTCTTGACCGTAAGACAGCCATGCAGACATGTATACATATGAGAGAATTATGGGGCTATCCCGTGCATTTAGACATATTGTATACAGATCGAACGGAAGGTGCTGAGGGGGTAATAATCCCATGAAGAAACTATTAATTGATGGCGACATAATCGCCTATAGATCTTCAGCACATCAGTCCGTATGGGAAGCTGATGGTTTGTTCTTTAACCTAAGACGTGATGCGGCTAAGTATGGTACACCTACTAAGTGTGGGACATACTCGCCTTGTAAAGAAGTAGTATTTGGTAAGGCACAACGAATGATTGATACTATCGTACGGGATAATACTAAAGGATGTGAAGCTCCAATGATGAAAGTTTTCCTGAGCGGGACAACTAATTTCCGTATGGATATCTGCTCTCAGTATAAGGCACAGCGTCCTACTGAGAAGCCTAAGTACCTAGGAGATGTTAAAGAGTTCCTTAAGGCACGATATAATACAGAGACGTCAGCAGGTGAAGAGGCTGATGATGTAATTGGCATAGAACAATATCAAAACTATCGAAATCCCTCTACTTTTGACACTGTCATCTGCTCTACAGATAAAGATTTTAAAACGATACCGGGTTATCTCTACAACCCTGTGTCCGGTAAGATGACGTACAGCGAGGAGAAAGATGCATTACGTTTCTTCTACCTTCAAGTACTCATGGGAGATAAAGCAGATAACATTGAAGGACTGAAAGGTGTTGGCCCTATACGGGCTGAGTCAATCTTAAAGAACTACACTACGGAATGGGATTTGTATCGAGCTGTACGCATAGCCGTACGCCGTACATTAAAAGTTAACAAGAGTATAGCGGAAGAGATGATCCTGAAGACAGGACAGCTACTACGCATCAGACGATGGAGAGGAGAGATATGGCAGCTTCCAACAAGGCGATAGGTTTAAAGTACGGGTTCCGTAGTGGCTTAGAAGAACGGGTATCACAACAGATATTCTTTGAAGGGACAATGTTCCAGTATGAGGGGATCAAGTTGCCTTTTGTCCAGCCCGAGAAGAATCGTAAGTATACACCAGACTTTACATTACGTAAGAAGGATGGTACAATGATGTATATAGAAACCAAGGGCCGGTTCGTAGTGCAAGATAGATTGAAGCACTTATTAATAAGAGAACAGTACCCGAAGTTAGATTTGAGGTTTGTCTTCACTAACCCTAACGGGAAGATAACGAAGACGAGTAAGACGACATATGCGATGTGGTGTGATAAGCACGGCTTCAGGTATGCAAAGGCGCTGATGCCTAGGGAGTGGTTAGATGAATTACAGACAATTATCTAGAATCTCAGGAGCTATAATGATAGCCGTAGTGTTTGCCACAATGGGTGCACTGGATACTACGGTAGCAGTTAAGCCTACTGTGCATGGTAAGTTAGATACTACGGTATCAGTTAAGCTTTCCGTACAGAACAAGGTACTCGAGACCCGAGTGATTGAGGTCAACCATAGGACAATGATGTACCCTATAGGTGTTGTTAGGTCTGCGGTAAAAGGAGACACGATCTCTTTCTTACTACACAGCCCAGGTGGTAACGTGTATGCTGGGTTCGGATTGATCGAGAGGATCTTAGAGACGAAAGCGAAGACTACGGGATACATCCCTGTATATTGTTATAGTATGTGTGCGATGATCTCTTTACATATCGACAAAGTCAGACTAGCATCAAATGCTCAGATCATGTTCCACCTGTACGGCTATCAAGGGTACAAAGCAAAGCCTGGAACGTGGTTATCAAAGATTGACCCATCAATGAATACCTACTTCATCGAGACGTTTAAACTCATGAAGAAACAGGGCTTGTTGACAGACCTAGAATATCGTGGTATTATAAAGGGGTATGATATATATATAGACGGTAAAGAGTATAACAAAAGACTAGCGAGGATAGGAAAGTAACATGAAACATTTAATGATTCCAGATATACAAGCGAAGCCAGGAATGGCGACAGACCATCTAACACACATAGGTCAGCTGATCTTGCATGAGCGTCCTGATGTAATCATTCAGATTGGTGACTTCGCAGACATGCATTCACTAAGCTCTTATGATCGAGGCAAGAAGTGTTTTGAGGGTCGGAGGTTCCGTGAGGATATCAAAGCGTCTGATAATGCAATGGCTCTTTTACTAGGTCCAATGCGTAAGTATAACAAGAAACGTAAGATATTAAAGAGAAAGCAGTATAAGCCTCGTATGGTAATGACTCTAGGTAACCACGAGAATAGAATCAACAGAGCTATCGAGAATGCTCCAGAGTTAGATGGTGCGATTGGTGTGAATGACCTACGATTTAGAGAACACGGCTGGGAACTCTATGACTTCCTAGTACCTGTAGAGATTGATGGTGTAACGTATGCTCATTACTTTACTGGTGACTTTAGTCCTCATCCTTTAGGAAGAGCACATATCATTATGAGTAAGCATATGAAGAGCTGTACGGCGGGACATAAGCAGATGCTCGATTACTTTGTATCACAACATAAGATCAATGGCCGTAGAGTCCAGTGCTTGATTGCAGGTGCAGCGTATGCACATGATGAGGGTTACCGAACACCGCAGGGTCAAGATCACTTTAGAGGTGTGGTAGTTAAACATGATGTATTGGAAGGTGAATACGATCCTCACTTCATTAGTTTGGAGAGTCTGGCTCGTAGGTACGGAGCATGATACTCTGGGTAGGGACAGCCCTACTACTCGCTGGAGTGATACTAGTCGTACAAGGGAAGCCTGAGTATATGGTTACGGCCATGGTGCTTAACTTGTTAGGAGATATCTTCTTACTAGTATTCTTCCTTATTAATTTTAGCCTACCAATGGTTGTATTAAATAGTATATACGCACTGACTGCGGTGTACGGAATTAACAAATGGAGGAATGTAAGATGACTAAGAAAGAGCTGGGGAAGCTAAGATTTGATTTAATAACACCTGAGATGGAACAGGCGTTAGCTGAGGTTCTAATGGCAGGGGCAGAGAAGTATACAGAAAGAGGTTGGGAAGAGCAGATGAATGTGTTCACAGCAGAGGAGCATATGAAATCAGCAATGAGACACCTGAATGAGGTTAAGTATGGTAAGACAGTCGACGAAGAGACTGGTCTACATCCTATACAACACTTGTTCACTCGGATTGGAATGGCGGTTACAGTAATGGCACGTACTAAAGAGAAGAAGGTTGCGAAACCTCTTGCTAAGTTTCCACGAATGATCCGTCACCCAGAAGTAGAGAGTCCTTATAAGGCTCGTGCTAAACAACTAGATGCAGATGTAGGAGGATAAGATGGCTATTATAATAAGCACAACAGGAGATCGTTGCGATACGGAAGAGACTGTTGCAGAGTTGGAGATGATGCTTCTAAAGGATATCGGACATTACCTACCAGTTAAAGCAGTAGGCCGTCCGGCGAAGATAATTAGTACAGCGTTGAATATCGATAAGATAGAACTGATACTAGAAGATGGTGTGGATATCCCATCCCCACTACCACCCAAAGGGTTTAATACGAGAGAAGCAGTATATCAGCCTTATATAAATATGCGGTTAATACTTGACAAATCCTAATACTGTGCTATAATGTAATTATACACTTAAAGGAGGGTATGGTTATGAAACGTATTAGTAGTTCGCAAGTAAGAAGTTTATTGAAGGCTTTTACATGGAGGGTAGTAGCTAGTTTAGATACCTTGATCCTAGTGTGGATCATCACAGGCTCACTAGAAGCCGGTGCAACAATTGGTCTTATTGAGATTGGTACGAAGATCTTTATTTACTACGGGCATGAACGTCTTTGGGATCGAGTACAAGTTAAGTTGATTAAGAAGGTTATTGCTAAGGTAGTACCTAGATCGACTGAAATTACAAAATAGATGAGGAGCCTCGAGTGATCGGGGCTTTTTTATGAGGAAGTTAAAATCCTATAGGAGGGATTAGTTATGAAGATATATGTAACGAGTATAGTAGCGGGTCTTATCGTTGGTCTTGTTTTTAGCGCAAGTGCTTTAGCAGCCGACCTGACGGCAAGAGTAATTATCTTAGAGTATACATATTATAAAACAACATGGGCACATATGCAGTTAATAACTACCGATCAGGGTATATTTATTAGAAAGCATAAGAACCAGTGGATCAAAGGGCCAGCTGAGATTACCTATGAAGTCCGAGAAGATGGACGTAGGTACGTAACCAGTCTAACTAAGATCCATCGTTAATGGTCTCTGTTACCTTGTAGCAGTTCAACCAGCTTATCGATCTTGAGCTCTAGCGTACGAATTCTGTGCGTTAGAGACTCGTGATGAGCCTTAACAATCTCCAGTTTATCATCCACCAACATTCTGACTTGTCTTTCTGACATAGTCTTATCTACCTTCATCCTAATCCCCCTGATACTGTAGCCAAGATAGGTTACCATCACTCCTATTGGGGCAAGTATTAATTTACTTAGTAATTCTATTTCCATCATTTTAGTTCATCCCTAGTACTGAGATAATCCCAGAGTTTATCGTACCTGAATCGAATTCAAACTTAATTGCATCGATGTCAGATGTTGTGTCTATGTGGCTCACCACCGTAGCTGTAAATGCATTACCATTAAAATCTTTATAACTCACCAGCCCGTGCACTGCCTTACGATTGGTACTGTTGTCTGTTACATTCTCTAGAAAGATAACGCCGTTAGCTTCCTCACCAGAACCCGACCCCTGATCATTACTGTTTGTTCCTGTTAGAATAACATTAGCAGTAGAGAACTCATTCTCACTCGAGTTTGCGATCGCAGAAGAATAACCAGTACTTAGATAAGTAGAGCCTCCATCAACAGAGACTGTCATCTCTAGAGAACTATTGTCTGTTGCACAATCAACTGTATCAAAGACAACCATGAGTCTGTTATATATACCTAGTGAGGCGAAGATGATCGAAGCTGAGGTGGAAGCTGTCGTTGAAGCAATTGCTTGCCACCCACCGCTTACCCATGCTGCCTGTGCTGAACCGTCAGTCTCTAACCTTTGTCCATTCGTTCCATCAGCTTGTGGCCACTTGACTCCATCTAAGACAATATCACCTGTGGTGTCTGGTGTTAGCGTGATGTCTCCCGCGGAGGCACTTACGATACTATTAGAGTTAACATCTAAGTTACCACCAAGTTGTGGGGTAGTGTCAATAATAACGGTGTCTGTGCTAAAAGCTAGTTGAGCTGATCCATCAGTCGTCAAGAACTCTCCAGCATTCCCGTCCGCCTGGGGGTGTTTAAGCCCATCAATTATCACATCGCCTGTAGTACCTGGGGTGATCATAATATTAGCAGCAGAGGCGCTGACAATGCTCTGACCGTTAACATCTAAGTTACCACCTAACTGCGGTGTCGTATCTATAATAACTGTATCAGTACCATAAGATAGTTGCCCAGCCCCATTAGTCGTTAAGAACTCTCCAGCATTCCCATCTGCTTGCGGGAACTTCTGACCATCTAGATTAATATCTCCAGAACCATTAGGTGTGATGACAATGTCACCGTTACTAGCTGAGATGATACTACTACCATTAACGTCCAAGTCTCCCCCAAGCTGTGGTGTGGTATCATCAACAACCGTAGGAGCTGTAAGTACATTGATCTCGTCGACTGTCCAGACTGTAACGTCTGCTGATGTCTTAAGAACTAGTTTGTAATTACCAAGAGCTGAGTCTAACCAGACTGCGGCTCTGCCTGCGCTATCTAAGATAATAGGATTAGCGTTCGCTACATCTAATGCAGCTGTTGTATATGTAGCTCGTGGCGTTGTTGTTCCATTAGCATAGGTGTATAGCTTACCGGCAGCTAACGGGTTACCGCTGCTGTCGAAGCCTTGGAATGTTCCGTCTGTAAATAATCCTGCTGACATTATACTGATACCTCCGTTAGGGTCATAGTCGCGAATGAAGTGTTCCCAAACCTTGCTGTACCTCTATCTGTATGTACGTATGCTGTTCCTGAATTGAGAGGTCCATATCTAAAAGAATATGTGATGGGACTGGTCGATCCTGCAATGGCAACGTGACGTAGAGTAAAACTACCCATCGTGGTTCCATCATCATAGGAGACGGTGGCTGTTGCTAGAGCTGATGATCCCCCTGTTTTATATATAGAGCCTACAAAGACTCCGTCATCCTGACTTACGGTAGTGACTCCAATTGTCACATCGATGATTATCAGGTTGTTACTATCAGCTGCCGTGATTACGTCTGTAAGCAACTCTGAGCCCTCAGTACTTTGAGGGGCTGTATCATCCTCGGGAATTGCAGAGGTTGTAGAGACATCAGATTGAGTTTGATCCACCTGTACCTGTAGAACTTTACCAGATGCCGTAGTCTCGAAGGATAAAACACCGGCACCATCAGTTACAATGGCCTGCCCACTGGTTCCATCCGCGTTAGGCCAGGCATGGTTATCTAGTGTAACCTTCCCACCGGCCTTAGGTTGAAGGCTGATACCTATATTAGTGTCTCCTCCTCCTGCTGAAATAATAGGATCGTTTGATGTAGCTCCATTTGTAATATTAAGATAGTTAACAGCACTACTAGTTTTCGTAAAGAGCAACTGCTCATTAGAGCTATCATCTAAGATACCTTTAGTTGAGTCAAAAGTAATGTTAAAAGCATTCGTATCGAGACTACCGCCTAGCTGTGGTGTGGTATCATCGATAACATCATCCATACTTCCTGTTCCAGATGAGACAAAACTAAGCTGTCCCGCACCATCCGTGATTACGGACTGGCCTGCTGTCCCATCTGCCTGTGGCCATTTAAGACCATCAAGGATAACATCCCCTGTACCATTAGGTGTTATAGGAATATCTCCATTAGCTGCGGATATAATACTATTACCATTAACATCTAAGTCGGCTGCTAAGGTTGTACTCGTTAACCCTTCTGCAATAGGACTCAAGTTATCTAACGTGAATATCGTTGTACCAGACGAGTTCTTAACAACTAACTTATACCGTGCATCTGCATCCATCCAAATCTGAGATGACCCAGCTGAGTCTAGTACGATAGGGTTAGCATTAGCTGTGCCCGCTCTGTCTGAGTAGGTTGCTTTGTTGGTAGTGGTTCCTTCAACGTATGTGTTAATCGTACCACTTACCAGCGGGTCACCGTTTGTATCTACCCATTGTATAATGGGGAATAATGTTTTAGCCATTCCTATTCTACTCCTAAATCTGTGCCTGTGGCAGTTAAATATTGTTGAAAGAACTGGGTTAACCTGGCTGCCTTCATATCTTTTGTTCCTGATGTATTACGTAATACTGTATCAAGCTTCTTACCCCAAGTAGGGTCGAGAATAACATCAGCCACAGCAGCATCATAACGTCCGTTAAGGAGTTTACCAATGAAGGTGAATGCTGATTTCTGTACGTCAAGTGAACCACCTGAAGCACGGCCTGTGGGGGCTGTACCAAAGCTATCAAATAATCTCGTAAGTTGAATCATACGTTGCTTAGCTTGAGGGCTCTTCTCGAGAGCTGTGAATAGTACCTCACGTTTAGCCGGTGATCCTAGTAAAGTTTTAGAGAACAGTTTACCTACACCACCCTTAGCTAGGGTTGCGTCTGATGCTGCTCTAAGCTTAGTCTCGATGTGTGCGCGAGTAAGACCATACCATAGTTCAGGCTTCTCAGCTAGAAATCTATCTCTAATCTTTCCTAACACCTTAGCATTCGTCTCTGCTGGATCGAAAATCTTGTTAGTTAGTGTCTTAAACTGCTTATCCTTGAGTCCTGCAATCAAACCCATAGGGCTATCATCCAGTACTTTCACTTCCGCAGACCCTAATTCGAATATCTTACGTGCTTTCTTGTACGCTGGGCTGATCTTATCCATCTCATCCCTGATTTGCTTAACAGAATCACCAAGGACACGCGCCTCATTGGCCTTTCCTGCCCGTAATGCTGCTGAAACCTGGTCATCGATACTACGCTTAACGATATCGAATCGTCCTAGCGTACCTTCACCATGTGCTGCTAACTGCTTAAGTAGTACTGGGTTACGTTTCATCTGCTCCATTACATCGGCAATCACTGGGTCTTTACTTAGCTTCTCAGTCACAGCCTTAGGTACGGCCACACGCTCAGCTGCCTCATATAGTGGCTGAGCTTCTTTCTGTACGGCTCTACGTTCTGCCTTCAATACATCGTCAGCAAACTGATGGGCTTCAGAGGCTATGTCGTCTCCTACCTTACCATCGTGTACTAAGTTCTTAAAGTCATCAATATTCTGTGCACTCTTTAGGTCTCTTGCTGAGAAGAAATCATCTACCTTACCTTGTACCTTATTAGTTACACCAAGTTTACCCTGTTGTTGCAGTAAGTTCACACGCTGTGAGGCTTCTGCTGGTGTTAAAGGGTTCTGTAGTTGCTGTGAAGCTCGTACACGCTGCATGGTAGCAGCTCCTTTAGAGGCCTCAGCCAGGACATCGTCAGCTACTGCTACTCTACTGCCTAGAATCTTAGATAACACCTTCAGACCCTTCCCTACGAGCTTACCACCTGGGACGATAGTTTCTATACCTGCTTGAATTCCTGTACCAATCAGATGACCCTTAATGGCCTTCTCTGTTACATCATCATTACCTTTAGATAAGACACCTAAGGCAGCACCTGATTGCCCAGATCCTATTAATCGGGCTGCAACACCTGCTGCACCTTTGACGCCTGCGCCTACAGCACCTAAGGGAGCCGTTAAGCCTACCTGTGTCGCTAGGTTACCAGCCGTTCGACCAGCTTCTGAGAAGCCTGCCTCGTCTTTGTTCTCTGATAGGAATCCGGCACGTTGTGTGTCGATCTTCGTACCTATCTGTCTTGCAATCTCATCATTCCCACGCTCTTTATTAGCTAGTGCAAAATCTGCAACACCTGCTATAGCTCGTGCGCCTTCTTGAGCCACTTCTAGGAACCCTTGTTTAGCTCCTCTATTAAAGGCTAGCGACTTAGCTGCTAGAGATTTCCCTAGGTCTAGTAAGTCACCCATCTCAAAGCTTTTAGGTGCTTTGTCTTTAGGGGAAGGTTTGTTGGAGAAGTCAGGGATAAGAGTATCAAAAGGATTTGCCTCTGGGTCTATAGGTTTAGACTCATCAACCTTTGGTTCTACCTCGTCCTGCTTCTTTGGTATTAAACTTTCAAATGGATTTGCCATGATTATCTGCCTCCAGCTAATGCGTCATTAAGTGCTTTCTCGACTAACTCTCTTGGTGCGCCAGCTGCAATTGCGGCGTCTGCTTGGCTCCGTAGGGTCTTCTCATTCGCATCTGGTGCAATACGTTTCTGTACCCGCCTTGAGGCTATCTCTGCGTCGAACGCTTCAGTATTAAGTTTACCATTTGGATCGATCAAATTAACAGCTCCATCCATAAACGATTGAATCAACTCAAGCTTAAGATCAGTAGTCTCTCTGTCATCTAGTGGTGTAGGCATAAACCTCTTCCGAGTATTATTTACCTCTTCTGGCGGCATAGCTGCACCAGTCTCAATACGTGTTATCGCTTGAATGACCTGCTCGAGGCCTACTCGAAGTCGTCTACCATCTGTGTGTGGTGTATTGAAGTTGGCATTAATAACATTAGTATGGCTAATCGTACCATCTTCATCGAACATCAAACCCTTAACCTCATCAAACGCTTTACGAGCTGTAAGAATCTGGGTTAAACGACCAGACTGTTCCGGTGTTAACTGGTTCTTATCCTTAGCACCAGGGATAGGCTCAATACCAATCTCAGGTTTATCTTGGTTCTTTAGGCGAAACCCTGATGGGATCTTAAACTTGCCTGCGGAAGCTACTTGAATACCTGATTTCTCAAAGGTGTCTGTAAGTGCTGCTAGTGTAGGAGCCTTTCTAAACTCTTCCTCCAGCTGTCCGGATATCTGTGCCACGTCTCCAACCTCTTTGCCTGCTGGTATTGTCTCGACTGGACTAGGGTTTCTAAACTCTTGTATGACTGAGTTAACATCTAAGCCATTAGCTAGACCTTCTATAACCTTATCTTGCTTAGAGGCTGATCCGTCTTCAAATTCTTGTGCCACAGTAGGGTCTAACTTCCGTAAGACATTCCTAAAACCTTCCTTACCAAGTCCGGCTGATCTACGTAGTAGTTCTCCTGGATCCATCTGCTGTTGTTCAGGTGGCTGTCCTGGATTTAATAGCCCCTGTTGTGGTTGTTGTCCTAAAAATGAATCCATTATAGTACTCCTTTGTTTTGTTTGGTAGGGATGAAGCCGCGTGGCCTCTCTCTGTTTCTAAAATTATCTAATACCTTCTCAAAAGGCACATCATCGTGTAACTCGGCGAGCACTGACTCTCTCCTAGCCTTGTCACCACCCTTGAATTCCTCAACCAAATCTGGAGCTATATGCCCTAACACCTGGAGAAAGTCTCTCTCCCCTAAAATAGCTGCTCGTTTTAGTAACTCATCTTCTGGTCTCTTCTGGGGATTATGTAATACACCAGGAGCCTGCTCTTGCGTAGCAGATTCGCCACCGCCTAAGAGACCCTTAAAGAGTCTGCTGATTATTCCTGTTCCATCAAATCCTGGCATCTTAAAATAAACCCCCTACTGCGCCTAGAAGACCTACGCCTTGGCTGATCTGTCCAAAGAGACTAGGCCGGCTTGTCTGTGTAACCGTTTGATCATGAATACCTGGGACAGAAGAAGCTCGTGCCTGTCCAGCCGCTGTGGCATTCTGTGATAATGTCTGCCCTAAACCGAGCTGCCCCGTTGCCGCGGCCTGCCCTGTAGCTGTAGAAATACCTGCACTCTGTCCAGCCGCTGCGTTGCCTAAGCCTGCGATCTGTCCTAATCTAGCGAACTCATTCCCAAACTCTTGAGATGCTGATTGTTGACCAAAGTCTTGTAAAGCTTTTAGATTAGATCCAGAGCTTAGCAACCCTCTTGCTGCTGCTGAGTTTTCTAGGTTTTTGTTACCCTGCTCCAGTCTAAATTGAAAACCAGGTGTATTCTCTAGAGCTGCTAACTGTGATGATGCGTCGCCTTCTAAACCTGTTAAGGATAGCAGGCCTCCTAATGCCTTATTACCAGCCTCTCGTTGGGGAGCGAGATCATCTCTGGCTACACCTTCCGCACGCTGGAGCTCAGCAATCGCTAGTTCTAGCTGCCGTTCTGCTGCTGCATTAGAGTCTTGAATACCTTGTAGCTGAAATTCGCTAGCTATCCTAGTTGATTCTGGATCGGGTCCAGTTGTGGTTGTAGATGTTTGGCTGCTGCCCATGTACTTACTCCTTTGTGAAATTTAATTGAAACAAAAATAAATCTGTTACTTCCTTGTTTACCGTTACGGCATCCTTTAATCGTCCGATACAATCGAACCCTAATTCTTTTAGCATAACCTGTACTTGGTAATGCGGCTTCCCAACTTTAGCGAGTGCTGAGGTATATCCTGTATGGGATTTAAGGTAGTTTATACCTTCAAGGGTGGCTGCTACGCCGATCTTACTCCCCCAGTACCTCGGTGAGATGTAGTAGTGAGCTGTCACCACCTTATCGTTGAATGGGTAGTACTCTATAATCCCAACATCTGAGGACACCTCGCCTGTTGCCTTTCTAATCAGCATATACTTCTTTGTGGCGAACTCTGGATTCCAAAGCTTCGGGTCCTCATCTCCATGAGTAAGTGCCCAGAGTAAAGGGTCTGTTATAAACTCCTTAATCTGATCCTCATCCACAGTAGGGTACATAAATATGGTCATTAAGCCACCTTCTCTAGTAATAAAGTAACTGTCAGACTCCCTTCAAAACCATAACCAGTACTTCCTCCGCTATAATTAAATACAATATCTTCCCCTGCCGAGGTAGCTCCAAGCATATCGGCTACGTCTGCGGGAAAGGGTGTACCTGTATCGCCCCACCTAGCTGCTGCTAAGCTTTTAAGTGTTGCTGAAGGTATCGTTGTATATACCCGATTCGTGCTCTCATCTTGGATACTCAGGTTTTTATCTCCACCGGCTCCGAAGTTTGTACCATCACCTGAGAGAAATACTTCTCGAACCTTCCACTGATCTGTAGCCTCTACAGCTGTCTGTATCACGGTTATGGTCCCACTATCTAAGGAGTCGGCTGTAACGGTGCTACTTACATAAGTTAATTCGGCTAGTGCATCTAACTCAACTGTCTTTGCAAATAAATCAAAGAACCATTGCCCCCAGTTACTACCTACTAAACCTACTTGGCTCAGCATACCTATCATTGTTGGTGGTGGTCGTAACTTAGTTGCCATGTTACTGAGCTCCTACTTCGATCCCTGCGGAGGCTGCTAGAATAATAGCCTTAACTGGATCAGTTATCTTTAATTTAAACGTCATTGACCGGGCTCTTCCTAGCCTTGTCCATACAGCACGTTCGTCATAAACACCTATCTTACCTGGTGATCTCCACATCTCATTACCATAGGTATTTCCACCATCTTTACTGACGGATAACATATACTTCGGATCCGACCCCTGTCCAGTATTAAGACCGACGCCTCTCTCGAAATCTATAACAAGATTATATACGGAAAAGATTCTCTTCTCTAAGGCTACGTGTTGTGTAATCCTAGTTCTCGTAATAACTGCCCCATCTTCAGTATATGTATCCCCGTCTAGTTGGTATATAGTTCCTGATGTGTAGTCTCCTACAAAGTGTTTACCATATACATTAGCGTAACAATTAGCTCTCCAACGTGTGTGGATCGTGTCTGCAAAAGAACTTCTCTCATGCCATGTTCCGGTTAATGCGTCATATACCCATGTAACTCCTTCAGTAGGGAATGTTAAGGCGTAGAACAGATGTCCTTCATGCCCGTACGTTATTGCAAATGCATCGCTGACGGTGTTATAGGTGCTAATCTGGTATGATATAGCTGGTGTACTAATTACCTGTGGAGTGAAGCCATTCGCTTTCACTATGGATAAACTGCCATTTCTATCTTGGGCTAACCAGAACAATGTATTGTCAATCTTGCTGACACTAGCCTTGGCAGGTGTACCCATGTCGATAAATACACCATCAATCCTGGCAAATGGAAACGATGATCCTGCATTGTACCAAATCTCAGTCGTTCTATCTCCAAACAACCATAGTTGTCTATTGTCCGAGTAACAAGTCTGTAAGTTATCAGGGACACCTTCGGCTGATGCGAAGTCTAATGTATCCCACGTGAGACCATCTAGTAGTCTACTAATTCTAAATCGTCCAGTATCTGGTTCATTGGTTATAAAGAATCCATCCTGAGCTGTAACAGTCTCTGTTCCATCTGGGAAGTCACTATCTGTAATTACTGTGAAAATAGTAGAAGTTGGGATATATGAGTATCCATTGGTCCCATCTACGACGAGTAGCTCATCGTCAACAGAGGCTATAGATACTAAACCGGTCGTGCTATTCAACGAACCTAGGCTTGTGGCTGTACCTGTACTACTGATAGAATAAAGTGTGTCTGACATAACAGCATAGAGGATACCCTTATGCTCATGCATAGCTCGCATGCTATTAGAGGTACCGCCGGGTGTGGAGAAACTAATCAGACCAGGCGTAGGCATAAGAGCCGTAGCTGTGCCATCTGCTCCTTGCTCTAAGTACCAGTTAATACATTGCTGTGTGCTCTGGTCTTTTGATTTTGATTCGTAAGCTGGGCCTACGATTGGTAGTTGTGCCATTAGTCAAATCTCCGGTCTGGAGTCACACTTAGTGATCCATTCTCATTATCCCACATCTTAATCTCTTCGAGCATCTGTAATGCCATCGGTGCAATCATTTGTATTGCCTTCTGATCTTTACCAAACATTGGTGCTAAGCGTACTGCTAGGTTATATGTCAACGCTTCTAACCACTCCGGGGGGAAATCAGGGGTGTTGCTAGACGTATCAAAGTCTTCAATACTTCTTGAGTATGTTAATTTCAATGAATAATCTATAGCATCAGGGGCTGGCCAGAGTCTTAAGGTTCCAGTGGATAGTTGTGGATCATAGTAATATGAAACGGGCTGTCCTTGGCTAGTCTTATCTGGTAGTCCGAAATACTCAGAACGTGATATAGAATTGAGTATTCTATCATATCCAGAGTCAGAATGCAACCTAATGCTTGATATCTCTAGAGGACGCCCCATAGCCGTAGTATAACTATACACGTTGTTGCCACTAGCAGCCGCACTGGTGAGAGCATCAGTAATGGTAATTTGTAGTGCACTATCCACACTAACGATTGTTGTATCTTCATAAGTTCCATCTGTTAATTCTATTAATACTATATCAGCTGCTGTCATTCCTGTAGAGCTTGTAACACTCAATACGGTCTGCCCTGACGCCTCCGCAGCACTTAAGGTGGTTGACACCGAGGTATTAGCTGCATCTGATCCCGGCAAGCTATATGACTCAGTGCCCTTTATAACGAACAGAGAAGCCTCTTGGTGAGTCCAAAGATGTACACCCTGGCCTTGCCATGCCTTTACCATAGAATTCAACACACGCGCTGCTAGAGCTGTGTCTGAACTGTCTACTGATTCCTCAGATCCTACAGCACCTAAGATAATAAGGGCATCCTTAATTATCTCGTTCCGTGTTAAATTGAAGTCCGTACTTCCTGATGTTGCCATTATACTATATCCTCTTCGCTTAATCCTTCTCCAAATTTATCCGTCGGCTCTGGCCTAGGATCTACCGGTACTCTGTTCTCACTTGTTGGTGTGCTGCTTACTTCGTCCTGTGGGTGCCTTGGATCCCAACATTTATTACACACCAATACGTTATCCCAACGTTTCTTCGCATCCCCTCTCTTAACGGTTCCTGCGCACACTGTACACCAAACGTTATAACTACCCTTCTTAAACCAGGACCTAGGGTTGTAGATGCTGCTTCTAGGGTTTCTTGCTGACATTTTATGCATCCTCCCAATTAGTATCTTTTACTTCCCAAACTGATTGTTGTGTCTCCCAGACTATATTATCACTGTCAAAAAGGAGAGCTGGCTCTAGGCGGATCTGACTACCATCTATTGTATAGTTATCCGTAGGAACCGGGAACTTCTCATCTCTGATGTTCTTAGACTCCCAACACTCAGTACACATCCGATGCCCTGTCCATTCCATACGAGTTCTCTCAGCTCTGACGCTGTGCCCGCATCGGTCGCAGGTTACGTTGTAACTACCCTTCCTATACATCTTTAGGCTTCGGATACTTTTCTTTAACCGCCTGGATCAAAGCGAACATCGGGTCAGAAGACTCAACGCTAGCCAGGATCTTCCATAGGGAATCTAATTGATCACCGATAGATGGGTACTCTTTAGCCCGATCATCACGATACTTTAATTTATCCATATATAATTTCTTGGCAGCTTCGGCCTTAACCCAGCCTGCTCGCACTTTCTTTTCTTCTGACGATGTTAGGTATTTCTTCTTACCATTCACCATCTTATGTAATCTATTTTTTCTTACTGCCATTCTATTTCTCCTATGAATCAGTTAATTTGTAGAGGCGTACTGTACCGGTGCTGATATTCCCAGTACTAAAGTATAGTCGGACTGCGTCTACGTTAGTTGTTGCGCCCGCATTGCCATCATCAGATGTCATCCCCCCTACCCAGAGTGTTACTAAATCCCCGAAACCATTTTGATATACGACTGTGGCATCTATAGTCATTGGCGAACCAGTCACACCTAGTACCCTTAGATGTATAAAACCAGATAGCCCGTATGTCCCTACAGCTGACGTCACCCCGACAGTGTCTAGATTTAAATCAATCTCAGTAGCTGATTGGTCATTATCAATAATCTCAGTACTACCAGATACACCTTGTCCGTTGTACATATAATTAAGAGCTTCAAAAGTCGTCCCATTGTCATCACTGGCTCTTAAATATAAACGTGCACCAGATGTTGCCGGATCTACCTGATCCAGAGCTAGCATGTAGACTGCCCCAGATAAATCGGTAAAATCTATGGTAGCGGATGAACTAGCTGTCGTTGATGATACGAATGACCAAGCCCCACCGCCACCACCTGCTGCCTGGAAGGTAGGGGGTGCTCCAGCACCGTTACTTGTTAATACGTGTGTCGATGTACCTGCTGCTACGGCTGCGGGTGCTCCTGCGGCATCCCATGTGATCAGCTCACCATCTGTGCCATTAGCTAAATCAGCTATGTCTATGTTAGAAATGCTGTTTCCTGTTCCGTTAGCGTCTATGGTCTTATTAGTGAATGTGGTAGTAGACGCTGCTGTGGCGTACGTCTGTAAATCTGATATGTCTGCCTCAGCCACTGTGATAGTATTAGATGCTGTATCTATAGTCTTATTGGTTAAGGTGTCTGTTGTTGCCTTACCTACTAATGTGTCTGTTGCTGCTGGTAGTGTTACGGTTGTTGTTCCTGCTACTGCTGTTGCATCTATAATAGTTGTACCACTTGTTGTACCTGCAACGATAAGCTTTCCAACTGCTCCGGCTGACCCATATGTCTTAGCTCCTGTTACAGTTTGAACATCATTCAGTACCATGTCCCCTGAGCCTGCTGCTGCCTGCCAACTACATGTTCCATCTCCATCTTCTCTTAAGAACTTACTACCCCCTGCTTCCCCTGTTGACAGGATTGCTGTACCTTCTGGTGTCTGAGCGTCTGCGTTAACTGTTAGTGTATCTCCTGACATCGCGGTAGTAACGTTTGTACCACCAGCTACCGTAAGGGTATCCCCTGGTGTCATACCAGTGCTTCCAGTATCCCCAGCGACTGTAGTATCTGAGACTACAAAGTCCATATCCCCGGTCACGTCTTGGTAGGTAACTGCGATCCCTGTCTTGGTACCGCCTGTGGCCGCTAAAGGGCCTGCGATATCTTCTACTTCTTCATTCGTTAGTGTGGCTGTGATATAGCCTTCATCATTTGCCCATTGTGAGTTAGAACCTGTCTTATTAGTAAGAGCATCACTACTACTTGCTGTTATATAGCTTTCATCATTTGTCCATTGTGAGTTAGAACCTGTCTTATTAGTAAGAGCATCACTACTACTTGCTGTTATATACGCCCCAAGGTCAGTGATATCAGCTTCAACGTGTGTATGACTAGTTGCTGCAATACCAGCTTCCGCTAGTGTTTGGTTTATCCACGCTGAACCATTCCACTTGAGGATCTCGCCGGATGTATTACTCGTGATTGTAACATCTGAGATATCCCCTAGTGCCGTAATGGTTATGGAAGAATATGATAGCTGCCCGGCTCCGTCTGTAACGATTGCCTGGCCATTCGTGCCATCTGCTTGTGGCCAACTCTGGCCGTCTAATACGATACTGCCTGTACCGTCAGGGGTGATGGTTATGTCACCGTTAGTGTCTGCTGAGATAATAGCATTACCGTTAATGTTAATGTTGTCTACTTGGATCTCTGCTGAGGATATGCTTAGCGCTGACTCAGTTCCCTGGCCATCCTCTACTACGCGTAAGGTTGCATCGACACCTGAATTGCCGTTACTTACCTGGAGAAGATCCTTGTACGTGTTCTTAATTTTCTTACCGGTTAAGTCTGCCATCTAAAAGACTCCTATTATCGCTGTTCTACTTCTAAGATTATATGCAGCTCATCTAGATCCGCAAGTTTGGTTGTAGTTAGTACTATGTCCCCTGTTACCCCGGCCCCGCCTGGATTAGAGATTCCACCAAGATGTTCATAACTATGTGTCCCGGCATTATCACCAAGCCCCATAGAGGTAATAGGTGTGTTTGTTGTTGCGTCAAACTCTATACGCAATGATCCCCCATAGGATCCTGAAGTATGTATTGCGGATACTTTGCCCTTTGTAACATCGGCAATGAAATCTGAGTTATTGTATATAATTAAACCTGTTTCTTCTGAACCATCTGAGATGATATGAATTGAGCGGATGACTCTCTTTGTTGAAGCGTCTCCGTATAATGTTCGTTGTGTAATTGTATTTGGCATTCTTTTAATTCTCCTGTAAAGAAGACCCCCGGCGATCGCCAGAGGTTCCTTATTAACTGTTATGAACCACCTTCGTAATCGGTAGCTAGTGCGGACGCGCCTACAATAGATTTACCACTTGAAGGATGAACGACAATAAAGCGTTCCCCGGCTGTGTTAGCTGAGTCTACTAAAAGTAGAGTAGCTATGCCAGTAGCGGCGGTTGTAATTGTTACATGCTTCTTAGCTGTAAGAACTGAAAGAATTGATCCCGTTACTGCGGTTAAAGCACCTGATGCTGATGTAGAGGTTAAGACCCCGCCAATATCGTCATCAGTAATAAATACTTCTAACTTATGTACCGCATCAATTGCTACACCGGCTCCGTCTACTACGGTTAAAGTAGCCTCAATGCCGTCTGTAGTTGCACTGGCCTCGTAAGCAATTGTTACATTACTAACTGCATCGTCTAGTGTGTTTAATTCGGCGGCTGTCGCTGTTACCAACGTGCCTGCTAGTTTAAGACCGATGGTTGATCCATCATGATCTTTTAAGTCTACACTTTTTTGAAATGTACTCATGTTTATTTCTCCTGTCTAAGTCTTGGTTCCTTCCAAGTCGCTTTTCGTACTGTTTAAAGATAAATGGTTATGGGGACGAAGCTCGATCCTTGAGCCTCACCCATTTCCATAGTTAGAGGGCTAAGCTTACGCTGCGCCTTCTGAACAAAATATACCGCGTGGATCTGTCCAACCAATTGTAAACCTCATTGAGGCTAAGAATTTAGCGTTGAACGTATCGAAGTCATTGTCACTTTCGATTGAAAGAGGACGGCGATCAAGATACTTAAGACCATCCGCTACGTCAGTTTTAATAAACCAAGCATCGGTATCTGTTAAGTGGTGGTTGACTACGATTCCGCCTGGAAGCATACCCATATCCTTAATAGCATTAGCATCATTATCGGACACTGAAACACGAAGATTACTCTTCAAGATTCGGTGAGCAATGAACTCTAGCTCTTTAGGGATGACGAGTTTCATGCCTTTAGCACTCATACGTAAACCACGGTTATCACGGAAATCACCAAGATCGATGAATGCCTGTTCCAAGGCTGCCTCAGAAAGGTCAGCAGGAGTGGTTAACTCATTACGTAGATCTTGTGCTAGGGTTGGATGAACTGAAGAACTAAGTTCTACACCATCGCCGCCTAAGTAACTTGAACTAAATGCTCTGTTAAGAACGTTAGCTGCAACGATTTCTCTGGTTTGAATCATGCCGCGTTTAAGGGCACGTGTCATTTTTTCTGCTCTAACTTCGGCTTGATTGTCTTCAATCATTTCCCGTGTTACGATAAAACCATTCGCACGTGTTACGTGTGTATAGCGTTTAGTGTAACCTTGTCCCATGTCGTCATAAGAGACGGCTGAGCCTTCAGGTTTGATTTTAGCAAGACCGAGTCCTGACATCAAAACATCTTCTTCGTAGTTACGATCACTAGAAGACACATCAAAGATTTTAGAATAAACCTCTGGATGCTCCTTGTATTCGTCTCCGAACCATGCATTGATTCCAGGTAGTAAAGCTTTGGCAAAGTTGCCAGTGGATATTACACCCATTTTATATTACTCCTTTAGTAGTTAAGATTAAACGCCTGCTGACTCACCGTCTGCATAAGCGTGCTGTGACCATGAACATTCTACGATAGCATCAGCACCGATTTCATTATCAGGCTGTTTAGCTAAACGTCTCATGTGCATATGTAGTGCACCGGTTGTAGCTTTAGTACTGAGCAGTAATTCCATTTTGGAACGTCCAGTTACGGTACTTCCTTCTGTGAAACCAAGGTCAGCATTCAGTCCAAAATCAGTCGCGGCTAGTGTGCCGTTTACTTGCATTTCAAACGATAAGCTTGGTGAATCTGCTACCAAAAGGTATACAGCATCGCCGGACTTTTTATACAGCTGAGAATCGAGCCTATCTTTGCTTACTTCCATTCCGACTACTACGCCGACTGGGATTAAACTAGCAGTACACGCGATAACTGAAGGAACACCTTCTGTATCTGCTGTACCTTCTAGGGCTACAATATCACCAATATATAAAGCATCAGCAACGTTACAGTAATATCTATTTACATGAATATTACCTCCGCCCTCACGACGGATCGGTTTTGCACCGAAGGCATTGTCTAAGTTTGCCATTTTAAGTTACTCCTTTAATAATTAAATTAACCTTAACATACCATTATGCTAAGGCCTCCATTCTACGTGCCTCGTTTTTCCTCTACGGACATGGATCCATAAGTCTCTGAAGTCTGGGCTGGTTTCATTTGGTTTTCAATCTCATCGATCTCCACCTCTTTAGCCGCCTTTCCTTCATAGAACAACTCTTCTGGAATTTCCATTAAGATAGCTGTGATCTCATGACCACCACCGTCTACGCCAACCTTCTTAGTAATCGCATTACTAAATGAGCCGCCGCCTTGGCTTGTTCCTTCAAGTTCCTTATCTAGAACTGATCCACTTTTTTCTTTTACTCTAGGTTTATAGCCCATGTCCATTAACTCTTCAACGTTACCTAATTGGTCGTTTGCCCAGCGTTGTTTAAACCCTGGTCGAGCGATGGAGTATAACTTGCCTTTTCTAGCTAGTCTTTTTCTCACTGGTCTACTTACTACTCTTTTCTTACTTGTCATTGGATATTACCCCTTGGTCGATTAACTCTTTTATATACCGTTCTTCTGTATAGCCTGGGATCATCTTAATGATCTTCGCACCTGCTTGCTGGAATTCCTGGGGCAAGTCTTTTAAGCTTACTCCTCTCTTCCTAGCTACTGTATTACCTTTGGTAGGTAGTACCGCGGCTGGTGCTGCTTGCCGGCTGTTTGCGAAGTGATCGGGATACACTCTTTTAACTTCGTCTTCAATCTTACTTAAAGACTCCGAAGCGGATAGCTCTGGGTGAGCCACTGCTATTCTGTCAGACATCGCTTGTGCAAACGCTGTCATTGCAATTGTTTTTGATTCGCCTGAAGCAGGATCGAACCACTTGTTCCGTTCCTTAAAGTCATCAATAGCTACCTTCGTACCTGCATCTTGTAATGTAGGTGCTTTAGATTTAGCTGTATGAGCCTCATGGTCGATTCGTGAAGCTTGCTCTTTCAGTCTGTCATAAGATTCTAAATCCCCATGCTCTACAGCCTGCCGTTGCTTTGCCATGATATCAGCTTTCGCCTTCTCATATGCAGCTTCTTCTTGACGCTTGATATGACCTGAAAAGTCATTAATAACCGTCTTTAATTCTTTAATCTCTCTTCCCTGGGTGGAGATCGTCTTATAGAATCTGCCTCTGTCTAAGTATTCCTTAGCTGATACAAAATTCTTTCCCTCAGTATTATCATCAAACTCTTCGGCGGGCTTCCAACCCTTTTCCCTTGCCTCTAGTTCTTCTGGTGATTGTGTAGGTGCTTCCTCAACGATACTATCAGATAGTACGCCCTCGGTTGCTTCAACTACATCGGCCTCTATTTCAGCTGCAACCTCTAATGGTTCAACTACTTCTTCTTCTATATTATTAAGCTCTTCGCTCATCTCTTATGTCTCCTTTAGACTACTTTACAGAATACATCATCATCATTAAGAATTCGGTAATGAACTTCATCGTCTTTACCTTCATTATCAATAATCAATATACCTTCATATCTCTGGAACTTAACAGTATCACCTACGGCTACCCATGGTGTACCATCATCAAAAGCTTTATAGGCATTTGGACCGACTGCGATGACTTCGCCTTCTTCCATTCCTCGTTGCTCTTTTTTAGTTACATCAGTTGGGATAATGATACCGCCTACTGACTTCTCTTCTACTTTCTTAGTCTTTACTAAGATTCTATGTCCTACTGGTACTAGCATTAGTCTTCGTCCTCTTCTTCTTCGATTAGGTCTCCTGACATGAGTGCGTCCATGCAATGTACTATACCGCGAATACGGAACAGTTCATCATTCGTTACGTCGGATGTTACGACGCATTCCATTAACTCCTTCCGGCGAGCTAGTAGAAGTTCGAAAACTTCCTCCGTTTGAGGTAGTGTTGACCACTGCCTGAAATCTTCTCTATTCATTTTTATACTCCTTCAGTTGGAGCTTCCGTGCTTGGTGGTACTACGTCTTCTTCAGTTGTAGTGTCTACTTTTGCTTTAATTCTATCTATCTGATCCTTAGCGTCTGCTGATACAGTATCAAGCATTGCTCTATATTGATTGATCTGCGTACCAGCTTCTTTAGCCTCAGCTTCCGCAAGGTTTTTAATACCTTCCGTTTTCATCAATTCTAACTCAGCTTCGAGTGTAGCGATATCCCTAGCAATCTTCTTACCTTGGATAAGTACTTTACTTGCCTCAATCTCTGCTTTCTGCTCTGCTGCCCTTACTTTAGCTTCTAGTTCTAGTTGCTCTAGTGGTGGCGGTGCATTTGGATCTGCTGGAGGCATGATAGCCTCGATGTTTGGTGTATCTAAATCTTGTAGGAATCGTTTAACAATCTCCTGTCCATTAACGCCTGGCATACCTATAAGGTCTAGCTGCGCCCGTGACCGTGCCATACGCTGAGCGTCTGAGGCTAGGTTAGGATCGGATACTGGTGTTACGTCCATGCTCTCATCTTCGTAGTCAGTCTGTAGTACTGCACCCTGTTCGTCTAGGATGTTGAAATAAACTTCAGGATCTAAGAAGAGTCTGTTAAGTCGATAAATCTTTTCGAACTCTGACTTCAAGCTTCTATATAAACGTCTATGGATACTGCTAAAGACCTTGAGGCCTTGTTCGATTAGAGCGATAACTGTAGTCGCTGGCGAGTTCTGAGCGTGTTCATCACCCTTCATGATATTCGTAATAGATGATAGCTCTTGTCCAGAGTTTATCATTGTGCCTAATAGGCTAAACAGTACGTTAGAAGGTTCTTTGTAATTCATTGGTACTACATTCTTCGCGATATCTGTTCCTGGACCTGAATCGATCTTCTTCCATTCACCCGGATTTAGTCGTAGGTTTCCGCCCTTGATCCGTAATCCACGTCCAATAAAACCACCTTGCAAGTTAGCTAAATAACCTGAATCTAGTAGCTGATTGATTGTTGTGTTAATAGTCGCATTAAGTGGTCGTAGTAACATACCAAACCCCATACTAAAGTATGCTCCTGAAGGACAGGGCAGGAAGTGGAAGTCTGTAAAGTATTGAATAGGTGTTATACTAACAACCTTATTCTCATCGTTGCGCTGTACATCTCTTTCGTCAAACCTAGCTACAATCCGTAGAATGTTGCCTGTAGGCTTGTGGAGTGTTACAACATAAGGCTCTTCGTAGAAGTCGCCATCTAAATCTAAATATGTATGCATCTCAATAACTTCATGCATCTGATCTAAGTCACTGCCTTCGTTGGTATGTATGATCTTATCTAGGATGTCGCTGTACAAGCCCGCCCGCATACGTTCGATCAAGTCGTTCTTATGCATGTGGAGTACGTGACTAACACGTCTAGCCTCTTTAAGAGACTTCGTGGTGTTGTTTAGAATAAGCTCATCATAGTTACATAGCTCACTTACATTCTTTTTATTGATAGGATCAAACCATGTCTTCTTATGTACAGTACCAACTACTGATAACATAGGCAATAGTTTGTCTAATGCTCCTTCCCATTCTGTGTCTTGTACTAACAGCTGATAAGACATATGCTCAGACAAGCGTTTCGCTCTCTGTTCTTTAGCTCCGTCTAGGTCTGCCCCAGTAGTAGTAACCTCAACAACCTTACCTCCTCTTACAATCTCTGGATATGTCACAGAGCTGAATTGAATAGAAGCTTCGGCTAGTAGGGGGAACTTAACATTCGCAGCACCTGGCCACGGATGGTCTTTTCGTTCAGTAATTAATTTCGCTAGTTTGAGTGATTCTTCTGCATCATCCATCCAATCTGACATTGAATCAGCATCTTCCTCGAATCCTGCCATTGAGTCTACACTGATCTGTGCTAGCTCACCTTGAGACATAATCTCCGCAATATTCGGTAATAGCCGTATCTCGTCTAAATCGAGTTCTGGCATAGATGGTAGTTTTATAATGTCTTTTTCGCTCATAGCTTAGTAACCTGTTATGTTGTCCTTACCAGTTAATTCCGGTGGCATTTCATTTTCGTCATCGTCATATTGTGGTTCTGACTCTGCTCTATCTAACCCTGACATTATCAAGTATCGTGTCGCATCCATTAAATGGTCGTTATTCTTTACGATCTTTCCTTTGTCATCCCTACGGTATACCCTAAACTCTTCTAACCACTTCTGGCAATTGCTGAAGACTTTAAGCCTGCCTGAGCTTAGTCTCTGCCAGACAGTAAGTAATCCTGATTCAACCAATGTACGCTCGGCGCTACAAATGTCTAAACCTAAGATATAGTAATCATCGATAAGTCTTGCGCCATCCTTCTGACTTCGTCCTTCAGACGCTGGGTCAATAACTCCTGGGATCCACTTGCCCCGTGCTTTAATAGCATCGGCGTGGATTGAAGGCTCTGCTTGGCCTCTATAGTGTTCTGAGTATAGATATACTACATCACTCTCTTTATCGTATGCAGCCCATATAACTGCTGTCTTATTCCAGCCTACGTCCATTCCGTATGCTCGTGGCCAGCTTGCCGGTATCTCGAATGGATCTACGATTACTTCAGACTCTGGTACTGGGTATATGGCACCTGATCCTAATTGTGGTATACCTCTACTCCGTGCTTCTGCCTCGTGGGGTGAGAAGGACGCTAAGAGCATCTTTTTCTGATCTTCTTTAATATGTGCTGTATCTTCCCAAGACGCCATTACAACGTATTTACTTGGATTCATTCCTGGTATCTTAGATGGTACTATACCACCTGCCGGTCGCTTACCTCCTGGTAGGAAGTTCAATACAACCTCAGATAGACCTTTAAGAGGGGTGAATGTGCAATAAATGATACCTTCCGTTGTCATTGTTCTTGTTAAGGCTTCAGAATATATATTAGATTGTTCCATCTCCTCATCGAACCATACGACGTGTCGGCTAGTACCCATGAATGAGTCCATTCCCTGTACATATGATTTAAAACCTAGTTGACTCGTACCACCGGTTACATGTTTTACGTATAAATCCTGAACTGCGTCTGTGACACCTGCTCGGGATGTAGTCCGTACAATAGCGTCCTTTGGTATCATACCAGTGCCATATTCGCCTCGACGGCCTAATAGCTCCATCTGGATTACGTCACGTGTTGTTTCATTCGTTATCCCGGCTGCCCATGCTGTGATAGGCTGTTCGAATCGTCGTCCTTCCCACCAGTGAGGATAATTACCGGTTAAGTGGCATACCATTTCGTATGCTCCTGCTACGGTCTTGCCTGACCTATTAGCAGCTATAAAGGCGCGTTCCTTGTACTTTGCTCCCGCTGCGAAGAACTCCAAGTGTTTCGGGTACTTATCACGCGCAAATTCTCCCTCATCTGGGAAGAAGCCTTTATTCTTGTTTTCTTTGGTTCTACGTTCCTTTTCAGCTACAGCCTTAAGTAATTGTATCTTCGTCTCCCGATCCATCAGTAGGTAATTCCTTTGCTGTCGTCTGTATACGCTTAATGAGGCTATCTAGCTGCTCATCTGTAAGGTTGTCGTGATCATTAGATAAATGTACTTCAGATTTGTTAGTGTCTTGCCAATCTTCTCTAAACCTACATTTCATGCTATAAATCCATGCTACTTGATTAAATCCTTTTATTTGTCCACAAATGCCTCGTGTGCCGATATCTATCCATTCAGCTTCGCATCGTGCCCTAGCGATTTCCATCGCCTTCTTAAATCCTTTACATTTAGGGTTCTTAGTCCAATTAAATAATGTTTTACGTGATACGCCAAATTCCGCTGCCATCTGTGCTAGCGCGAGTCCCCGGTCACCCATCTCGATTATTTGTTCGTTATGTTCCGGTTTCCACTTAACTACACCTTCGCCGAACTTAGGCCGTATAATCAACTCTCCTTCGATTGGGTTTTTAGCTTCGTCTGTCATTATCTTTTAAGCTCCAGATGTGCTACATCCTTCATACGCCATCTACGGCCTGAGAAGAATCCTACTGATTCGCCTTGTTCGGCTAAATCTACCCAAAACTGATGATCTTTGTCTGCACATGGTCCTGACCAGCCCCATCGTCTGTCTATGACGTCAACTGCTCTGCCCGAGAGGTGACGACTATTCATTGTCTGTGAATACCCTTTTCTAACCTTTTCGCGCTGCTGGGCTACTGTACGTTTGCCTTCTGCAATGACTGGTTGCCATTCTAACGCCCAGAGTCGGTCTAATACCTCTCCGATCATTGGTTGTATTACGGGTTCTAATAAATGGATCTTGCGGGTGTTCCGCGGCCACTGTGAGGGGGGTAAGTCTTTACTCATTTAGTGTACCTTGTCTATACCTTTAAGCTTCTCATATGTTCTGAGACCGCCAAGGCCAATTAAAGCTAATACTAAGTTAAACATTACTTCCGTTGGGAAGATTGGAGCGGCTACGCCTGCAAATGTTAACATAGGACCTACTAAGAAGGCAAAGAACAGCCCTAAACCACATACCCAGCCGATGAATGGTCTCCATCCTGCTACGAAGAGTGATCTATGTCCTGCTTCTTGTCTTGTGATTTCTGCCTGCATAATATGAGGCTTTTGACGAAGTTCAAACATAATTGCCTCAGCAGTCATCTTTTCATCCTTCGATGTGAATAAGTTGTCTAATACTTTACCGATAGTTTCAATACCAGTAGTTACGCCGCCGCCAAGCAGCAGGCTTGATAAAAATGTCATATGATTGATCTCGTCTTGAAATTGATATATTGAATAATGGTTGAAGCTTTATTCCCACCAGTAAGTAGCTTCTTCTCTCGTCGCCCGCGCACTTCGAGACCCTCACTTCCCCCATAATCATATAGTAGCTAGCGTATGATCTGGACGTCGTTACAAGTTTGCATACTTTCCTTGGCATTCAGTACTAAATATTACGCTTCCAACGCATATATCAATTCGTGACGCCTAAGTACGGCTTTAGGGGCTAATTTTATTTTGTATGACATCAGCCCTAGTCATTCTTAGCAATAGTGGACTCGTTTTTAGTGTTGTCCCTACGTCGTGTTACTTCACGCAATCACATCGTCAGGTGGTTGGGGTCACCTGAGTTAAGAAGTCCTTGCGGTAGCGATACTGCTCGAGCGGCCTTCTATGTTCACAATTTGGTGGAAGTGGCGGGTTTCGCTCCCGCGTCCTACTAAGTCATTGCTGTATTCACTTGTGCATTTATAAGCCACTTAATAGTCGAATCTAGTACACCCCCAGTGTACAATTAAAAATGAGAGAGCTTCTAACGTCCAGCTTCTAAATTTCAAAGAGTCTTGTCCCTAGAATGCTTCTCTCACCTTGTAGCTATATTATAACACCTTTTGTAGGCCTTGTCAAACTATTCGTCGTAATATTCAGCTAATTTGTATAAAATAGCGGCTAAATCCTTCCTAGTGCCTTCTCTTGCCCCGTGAAAGTGTCTATACGTCATGCATACATCCAATATATCAGACTCAGTTACTGGCCTTATAGCAGCTACTTCATCGGAATAATCCTTCTGGTAGGTTTCTACCCATGTCGGTATATGTTTCATTTTATTTCACCTTCATTGTATAGGATGTGATTGGGACAGAACTGGGATCAAGATATATCTTCCTCGACTTTATCAGA